ATTATTTTTATCTAAATACATTAATCCAAAGCCGTCTGAATTTCTTTCGTAAGCAATTCTCATATCTTCAAGATTTAATGATTTAAGATCGTTAGCTAATATAATTAAACACATTTTTTTAATTCTCTCTTTCTAGTTCTTGATTAATTAATTCGGAATTGTTTATTCTGAAATCGTGAACAATATCTTTGAAATTAGAATAAATAGTTTTCCACTCTTCAATATGTTTTAAATGTTCGAAATGTTCTTTATCATCTAAAAATATTAAAAGATTAGCATAATCTTTATGAACGTTTTTTAATAACCAATCAAAATAATCATTGTGATGTAAATTATCAGCATTGTTTTGATGATTGGAACGTATCCATAAATTAACAGTATGAACAAATTCTAAATATCTAAAAAAAGATATTTGTTTAATGTTCGATCTAAATATTCTGATTTCAACAGTATCTGTATTGTCGAAGTTAATAACAGAATATTTACTGCCATGAGTTCTAATCGAAGAATTAAAATCAATCATTGAATGAAATCTACAATAATTGTTTTCATCCCTCCCCGCAATTTCAACAATCAGATTTCTGTTTTGTGGATTGTTATAGAAACAATTTAAACGTCTTAACTGATTATCGGTAAATGCTGATCGGGAAAAATGAATGTGTATTCCGCAATTATAACCATGATAAGCTTTTACAAATTCGTTTGGATTAAGTTCAAAAAACTTATTCCAAAACTTTTGTTTATGATAATGAAACGTTGCATTTGTTGATACTAATTCGAAACCATGATCGGCATGTAGACTACCGTCATGTTTACAAAGAATAAATTCTTTGTGGTTTCCTACATCATTGTAATTCATAGTATCACGAAATTTTTCAACAATGTCATATCTTGAAATAACTTCATGTCTAGTATGAAGTTCAACCTCAATACCATAAAACAGAACACTATCGATTAATACATTTGCATTTTGTATTCCCGCTTCAGCGATTGCCTTACCTAAAAAATGAAGAAATATTCTTTCATTATAATCATCAAGATTGTAATTCGGATTATCCTCATCTTCATTTTCGTCACAATGGTAATCTGAATGGTGAGTGTCATCATGGTAATCACAATGCCACCCATTATCACTAATACAGTCATAACAATAAAGATCACTCTCATTTTCGTAATAAGTTCTTGAGTCGTCAATATGACAAATATTTTCGCAATCCGTACAAGTGAAATAATCGTTTTCATATGCGTCTTGCGAAATTGTTCTGTTGTCGGTAGTAGTTAAAAAATAATCAGAAACATAAAACTGATTTTCTTCATAACAAACAAATAGATTGATATTAGAATTATCTAATAGCCCCTCAATTTGCATATTAATTAAATCAGCAATTGCATTTATTTTTTTTCTGATAATGCTTCTGGTAGTGTGAATTGAAATATCAAAAAAACCATTGTGGAATTTTTTCATAATTCTATCCTCAATACTTCTTTGGTATGCTCTAAGGATGTTTTCCATTAGTTCGCATTTTGTGAAATTCTCAGAGTCGCTATTATAAATCTTTCTGAGCCTTTCTATTACATTTCTAATATTCATAATTGTTTTTTCCTTTCTGAATATTCTGATTGTATTATATATAAAAATACATATATTTATATAACTAATTAATAAATATTCGTGAGGTATTTAGAATGAAAATAAACGAAATAGTAGAAATGAAAGAAAATTCTGTTATCCAATTAAGTCAAGAAATCAGAATTTTGAAATCACTAGACCGACTCAATGCGGAATTAAGACTATTAAAAGAATTAGTTTTAAAGTTTGAGTCATCAACAGGAAAAGACGTTAATGACATAAATGGCTTTGTTGATAACTATCCATTGAAAGAGTCTTTAATAGAAATTTTTGACTAGTAATAATTTATGACTCAAAAATTTCAGGGGGCGTCAGGGCAAAGTAATAAAATATTACGCACAAGCACAGGCACCCCCAGGTCTCCAAATTTTAAAAGTAATAAAATATTACAAATCACACGCACAAGCTCATGCAGCTCTCCGTGGGCCGTGAAAAATTCACAAGCACAATCGCACGCACAAGCACAGGCAGAGGACACAGGCGCAAGCACAGGCACTCCTGTAATAATTTATGACGAATCATGGTTCACGGCAGCTGGCACCAGGTCAGCTCATAAAGTAATAATTTATGACGAATCATGGTTCACGCCGGCAACTTCCCCTGCTAGCTCAAAAGTAATAATTTATGACGAATCACGATCCGGAGCTGCTGGCCCTGGGGAACTACAAGGTAATAATTTATGACCATTTTTTATTTGGAGATCCAGGTCTTTTTTGATAGATTATGGGAGAATATATAGAAAGGAAAAGCTATGAGAATAACAGGTATAGAATTACAGGTTATCGCAACATATGAAGATCACGATCAAGACATTTTTACTATGGGAGAGTTAGACACTGACACTTTAAAGAGTGAAGAAAGTTTATTACAAACCATAAAAATGTTTTGTAAGAAAGAACCCGTTAAACTTTCGTTGTGTTGGATTTCTGACAACTTCAAAGCGTATGCGAAAAATAAAGCTATCAAAGCGACATTAGAAAAAAACGGAAAATACTTTTTTGGTGCGTGGGCTTAGCCCACGACCAGAGGAAAGGCAACAATGACAATAACTAAGAAGCACTTAAAAGAACTAGCCGACATCGTCTACGATGCACAGCAAAAAGCAGAAACATGCACAGGACCTGGCGACCAAGATCTTGAGGCAGTCGCAAGCCAAATTAAAAGTTTTGCTCAGCGACACGCACCCAACTTCGACGAGTCCAGGTGGAACGATTACATGCACAAGAAGATGAAGGCAGATGAACCAAGATCATAGGCTCACGACCACCGGTCAAGAAATGGCCAGACTCAGAAGAAAGATGCTCCGTAGCGATTCAGCTGCGGAGCAAGCTGCCATCTGGAAAGTAATAAAATATTACCAAGAGCTGGAGTCCCAGGGCAAATATTATCTCCCAAAATTCTAAGGGACATGCACAAGCACACGCCCGATAGCGGGCTCAAGCACATGCGTCCATGGTTGGTCGACCGTGAACAGAGGTTCAACGTCCTTGTAATTGATGACAAGCTCACGAGCCACGGCCCCTGGCCAAAAGAAAATCTTCCTCTCTTCCACCCCCTTGGCCATAATAAAATTATCTTGGCAAAGAGAATAACGCTTAATATTCCACGCAATTTGAAAAGGTGACAAATCAAGTTTGTTAAATTTTGTTAATTTCAATTCACACCAAAAAGAAATATTCTTCTTTAAGGAGTTATCTATATAAACTCCTAGTAAATCGGGTATTCCAGGTGTTCCGTAAGTTTCAATTCTTGTCCAATAAATATTCGGAGTTATGGATTTAACATTCTTCCAAAAAGTGGATTCCCTTCCTCGCTTTGAGGAAAGATTTTTTCTTTTTGTTTCTTTCGTTGACTGTTTCTCTTTTTTCAACAATGCGTACTTCATCTCCTTGGACAACACAGAGTCGGACACCAAGTTCTTTTTGATACGGTTTGAGTTTGATACCTGCCCCACCTGCCGACTTGCCATTTACTTTTCTCGTTCCTTTGGATGTTTTAATATCCAAAAAATGAGTCCTTCCGTTTTGAGGATTGACAACAATGATATCGATCGGACCTTGTTCGCAACAGTTTTTAAAAACGTAATAACCTTCTTCAAGAAATTTGTTGATCGCTTTGTTCTCGCTGATCGTTGCCTTGTATTGTCTCGGATTCATTTTCCTCCAAATCCGTAGGGGTCTGATCAATGATAGAAGTTTTTCTTAGATCTTGCAACATCTTATCCACTTCTTCGAGAGTTAAGTTATCAATTCCTTTACCTGTTTGTTTCTCTTTTTTCTCATAATATCCTGCAGCTTTACCTCTACTAATCTCAGCAGCTAAAGCTGTTTTGAGATCGGGTTTCATATCAAATTCATTGATGTCTTTTGAGGTAGGATTCTCAGCACGAAGACCAAGTTCGTGTAATCTTCTCATATGTGTAGCGGGGGATATTTTATATTTATTCCAAAGGTCCTCCTGTAAGGCTCGAATATAAGCATGAACTTTAGGGAACTCTTTTGGACTCTGTAAACGAGAAGCAATCTGTCTTGCTGTATGCTCTGAGTATCCAGCCATAACCGCACATTCGGTTGCAGTCTTTCTATTTTCTTGAGCAACTAAGTTTTCAGCGAAAGCTATTTGCTTTGCTGTCAGTTCATCTCTCATCTCGGTTAACTCTTTAGTCAACACGATATCGTCCCCTGGTTTTCTAAACTTCATAATTCTCTTATAAGAAGAAATCTAACAAAATCAACAAAAATATAAATTCAGTTCAGATTTGCGAGCCCCCTCAGAAGAGTATGTTATTCTTCTGAAGAATGAGTAGAAGAATGATATTCTTTGCTATTATTATTGATATACTTGAATAATAGCTTGCTGAAGAATGAAAGAGTCATATTTGTAGATTTTCAAAATATTTTTTTATTTTTTGTAGAAATTCCTCTTTATAGAGGTATTCTATTCTTCCGTGGTCCTTGGGCCGTGGGCAGTCATCCTTTCCTGTCCAATACTTTTCCTCCTTTCTTTAACATTAGCCCTTGACCACGGGCAATTAATATCTATATTATCCTATATAGAAATGGATATAACAATTAAGGTCAAAGAACGTAATGGCAAGATGTATAGTCAAACATTTGTCGGGGATAAAGAACAAATACTCCCGTTAATGCAAGCATACATTCAGGACAATAAACACCATTACGTCGATATCTTCTTCTCAACCGAGGAAGAATCGAAAGCGTTTACGTATGACGAATTGTTTAATCCCAAATAAGAAAGGAACAAAATGGAGAAAGTTCTAGAATTTAAGAAACCCAAAGAGCGGAAAGTCATCAAAGATAATTCGTTCGTGGCGAGATTACCGTATCCTTTAACGATCCATGTCTTAGTGGATATCGTGGAAAGAATGGGTGTTGAACATGAAGGCACCGTTCTCCCAGGGCTAAAGTATATCTCTCGAGAAGTAATGAAGAAAGAAATGGAGGAGTAATGGAAACAATCATTCTTTTATTGCATTTTTGTTTACCGAATGACGGAGAAACACAATGTCTTTTGGTGGAAGAACAAATGAAAAGTCAACAGATGTGCGAACAGAAAGTTGAACAACTCAATCAAGACTTTATGGATTTAGATGTATTCAATGCGTCATGTGAAAGGAGCAGCTATGAATCTTAAAACAGAAGAACTTGATGGTGGGGTTAAAAACGCAGATATAAAATATACCTACGACCACATAGCCATTAAATTAATTAGTCAACACGCTTGGGTAAGAGTTCCTCATTGGATCCCAGGAGTCGAGACACATCCACAGGAGGGAATAGTATGGGAACAAAAAAGAATATAAAACCTGTCTATGAATACACGGATAAACGAGCCTCCGTTCGTTATCACTACGAAGAAGACAAAAGAAGAAGAGCAAGAAGGTTAGCCGATAAATTATTAGGTAAAAATTATTTTACGAATATGCAAGCCGTGATGCTCGAAGCAGCTATGGAAATGTCGAAAGGAAAAGATAATGTATAAATATTTAGACATCCCTGGGTGGTTTAATATGCACGACGCCTATATGAACTTGGTAAAATACTGTGAAGACGGTGATGATATCGTGGAAATAGGATGTTTTGCAGGGAGATCAACGAGATTCCTCATGGACTCTTTAGACTATGCGGGAAAACACAAGGTTAAGGTCCATGTGATCGACACTTTTGAGGGTTCGGGTATGGAACACTCCACTGTGAACTTAAACTCCATGTACGACGATTTTATGAGGAATTTAGGGGATTATATTGATCAAGAAAGGGTAATAGTCAATGTCAACAGATCAGATAACCAAAATATTCTTAATTCTTTTGACGATAACAGTGTTTTTGGGGTTATCGTAGACGGGGCTCATACCCTAGAAGCTGTTCAAGAGGATGTCGAGAACTGGTGGCCGAAGATAAAAGACGGTGGAATCATGGTCGGGGATGATGTAGACTGGGAATCAGTGATGCAAGGTGCATCTAAAGGATTTGCTAAGTTTGGAATTAATACATTTAATATACTTCAAGGTCGGGAAGCATGGTTCGCTCAAGTAAAAAACGATCGAAGCAACGAGATAGCGGACAGTCTGAAATTGATCCCAGGTCAAAACTCTATGAAGTTAAGTGGTTAGACGCTTATGAAATGGAATCGGGTTGGTTAGATCTTGAAGACGCACTCAAAATCAAACCGCCCGAAGTCCGTTCGGTGGGTTATGTTCTTAAAGAAACGAAAGAATATATCATTTTGGCGGGTGATCTTGGTTCCGATCAAATTGATAAAGACGTTGGTCGGGTGACCGTGATCCCTGGGCAGTGGATCGTAGATAAAAAGGTAATATTATGAAACAAAATTTAAGAGTTCTCTCGCTAGGAGCGGGAGTTCAATCAAGTGCATTAGCATTAATGATAGAGCATGGGGAAATACCTATGGTCGACTGTGCGATTTTCGCTGATACAGGAGCGGAGCCACAAAAAGTTTATGAATGGTTAGAGTATATTAAATCTCAAGTATCCTATCCTGTTCATATCGTTCAATGGAGAGATCTAAAAAAAGATTTATACTCAGCAGCTAAGGGAGAGTACAAAGGATTCACAGCACCTTTCCATACTCGCAACAGAGAAACAGGAAAGACAGGAATTTTAATGAGGCAGTGTACTCACGATTATAAAATCAAGCCTGTTCTTACAAAGATACGAGAGCTGCTTGGCTTAAAAAAAGGACAGAGGGTTAAGCCTGGAATGCATGTAGAACAAATTATGGGTATTTCTTGGGATGAAATACAAAGACAAAAAGTTAATCGCCTTCCCTACATTACCAATGTCTATCCATTAATCGAAAGACAAATGAGAAGACATAACTGTATCAATTGGATGGAAGAAAAAGGATATCCAAAACCTCCTCGAAGCGCCTGTACATTTTGTCCTTTTCGTTCAAATATTGAATGGAGAGCAATTCAAGAAAATCCAAAGGAATGGGCAGAGGTTTTAGAAATAGATGAAATGATCAGAGATCAAGAGAAGTTTAAGAAGAACAAAGACGGATCAAAAAAATTCAATGACGATCTTTATCTACATAAATCAGCACAACCCTTGAAAGATGTAGACCTTCGCAGTGCCGAGGAAAAGGGACAATACTCCTTGCTCGACGAGTGTGAAGGAATGTGTGGAATTTGAATATCGAAATTCAAGAAACTTCCGCAGCTGTCGCTTGTAAATTAAACGAGATCTGGCACTCTCGACTACCTCAACTTCATCCTAGTAATGTATGGAGATCTAAAAATTACATTTGTTTTTTATTCTTAATCGACGAAGCTGTGGTCGGTGTTGGCATCTGGTCATCTCCGGTGGCTCGGATGTTAAGTAATAAAACATTACTCGAGCTACGTCGGCTAGCTCTGAGCAAACATTGTCCTAAGAATACAGCGACGTATGTCTTATCAAAAATGATTAAAGCGATTAAAGAAAAGTTTCCCGAGATAGAAAAAGTAATCTCGTATCAAGATACCGCCGTTCATTTAGGAACAATCTATAAAGCTGCGAATTGGACACAGTCTAACCTCAGTTCGGGTGGCGAATGGACAAGACAATCCAGGGCAAGGGGCAAAGTACAAACAGCAGTTCCTAAAGTGCGTTGGGAATTTTCTCTTTAAAAGTCAAGATATTTATTTTAATTTTCCTGTAGAAATTTTACTTCGAACTTTGATATACTAGAGTTTCCCTCGCAATAAAAAGGTATAAAACAATGAAAAATTATGAATTAGATCACAAAACTCTCCACCAAGGTCAGCTTCGAAATCTTTATATTGCCTCTTTACACAACAGATTATCTAAAATTCAAGGGATTTGTTCCTGTGGCGAAGACTGTGCTTGCAAAAAAGCTGAAGAGCAGGGCGTTAAACTAGGCCAGCGTTAGTCTAGTTGTGGTTGAGCAGCTTTAGGCTCCAACAAAAAAGCCTTTTCTAACATGGAGTCAACCTGAGTCATCAAGTTATCCCACTCGTCCGCTAGATACCCATTCACATTCCCGTCGCTAAAAGTCACTAAGACCTTATCGACTGTATCCTTCAATACCGGATCGTACATTCTCTGTCGTTGGACAGAAAGAACGATCTTATTTTTTATTTCGTTCAACATATCGTTGTCCTTTTTAAGCGGGAGATCGAAACAGGGAAATCCTCCCGCTATCTATATATTTATATAGATTTTTTAGATAAATAAAACAGTAAATGTCAATAGGAATTAAATAGGGAATTAATTCCCAAAATCTATAAAGCTGTTGATAGTTTATAGATTTTTGATTGGGGCATAAAAAAAGGGGAAGAACCGAAGTCCTTCCCCTAAGCCTTGCGGAGACTCTTATGTAAAAAAGTACCTAAGTACAGTTAAACTTTAGTAATAATTTATTTATTGTCAATTATATAGGTGCGACAGTATGTCCTATTTACTTATGGATATTTATGGGTTATTATATAACATTAAATTAATCGAAAGATTTTTTTTGCTCTTTAACAGAAAGGATAAGAAAGCATGTCAAGATACTTAGATGATTGCCCTGATGGTGACATACTAGTTAAAAGTAATGTTCGTTTTATGGACTTACCTAGAGAGGTTCGAAAATCTGAATTGAAGTACAACACAAATCATTGGAGACTTACCATGAAAGATGAACCAGACCATAAAAAGTTTACTTATAAAATGGATTACAAGTATATAGCCTGGCTAATAATCTTTGCGGAATCACACATAAGTTGGAATTTAATGCAGGATCAATACACCAAAAAATACTACTGCGCTAAAAATATTTAATCAAATATCAAGGGGGCTGATGCCCCCTTTTTTTATTCTTGTTCTACAATCTTAATTGTTCTTCTATTAATTTCTTTTTTAACTTGTTCTTGTAGCTGCTTTAGTTCTTCAACTGAAAGTTCTTTTAATAAATTTTTGTCCATGATTATCCTTTCGTTTAAGACCTGGGGGCAAAGGGACCTAACTCCTTTACCCCTCAAGTCCGTTCATGCGAGAGCTAAAATTGTTCTCATCCTTCTAGCTTTGGGAGGTAGACGGTAGAGATGATTACTAATTCTCGCTATCAGTAATCAGGAGAAGGGATATTCTTAGATTAGATTTTTGCAAGAGACACTAGATC